TTTATTACCAGATGCAAAATTAAGCATTAGTAAAACTGTGGAAGCGTTAGCACACGAGAAAGCGAGAAAATTAAATGGCAAGGTTCCAACAAAAGTTCGAGCGGACTGAATCTAATCAAGCTAAGACACCCGAACAAGATCTCTGGACGTCTGTATTAAGTAAAGCAGCTCACGATGCAGTTTATACTTCAGATTGGTTTGAATCTAGAAAAGCCATTGAATGGTTTAAAACAAACAAATCAGACTTTAAGAAAGTTTGCACTTTTGCTGGTTTCAATTCTGATTATGTGTATTGGAAAATGATATCTCCAATTACACAAAGAGAAAAACACATGCATTGTGTTAGAACTGGTAATAGATATTATGTTGAAAATAACATAGGCTTACCAAGAGGTGGAAAAGTCTATCATTCTCACTATCGCATGGGTAAAAAAAGAGGCCCTTATAATGTAAAAAAGAAAAAAGGAAAGGTAGGAAGACCCCGGAAAAAAGACCCTTATTATGTTGCAATAGGTAAAAAAGGTGGTCGACCTAGAATGTATAATAATGTATAAAATAATTTGTACTCACTGTAATGGAAATGGTTATATTCATATTCAGGATAAACGTGGGGAAACGGAAGTAAAACAGTGCTGGACTTGTGAATCACAAGGAGAATTAACTTATGACGAAAAAGATATTAAAAAAATTAGTAATGGCATCAGTGTTACTAACAGTCTTAAACGGGTGTAGTGAATTTGCTCTACTAGCTTCAGGTGCTACGTTAGCAGGATCACAAAACGTTTACGCTCGAACTTATAGTAGTATGGATGTTCTCACCATTATGAGAACAGAGAAGGATATAAAGACACATGTGTACACGAACGCCAAAGAAATATTTGAAAAATCAAGATCCTGGTGAACAGGAAGAAACTATTGCTTATATTGCTGGCCTATTTGATGGCGAAGGGTGTATATCTTGCGTACAACGACCCACTAAAAGATCAGATCGGAACGGAAAAGTATATAATCAATGGTACATACGAGCTGAGATTGCAATGACAGATGAAAAAGTAATTAAATGGCTTCATCACACTTTAGGAATGGGATGGTCCGGACCTAAACGTTATCACAATCATAACTATAAACCACAGTGGCGTTGGTCTTGTGGTTATCAAGATTGCCTGAAGTTGGCAAAGATGTTATTACCCTACTCTAAAGTTAAAAAAAATAAACTACAGAAAGTGATTAATCATTATGCCTAAAGATGACAAAGAAAAAGGAGTTGTAAAGTATAACTATTTTCATTGGGGACCTTTTTTAATGCATGCCAATGTTCCTAAGGAAGAGTGTCAAATTTTTTTAGATGAAGGAAAACGTTGTCGTAAAAACAAAAAACTAGATTTCAGACATAAATTAGCTGGTCATCTAAAAGAAGAATATGCTTTAGATAATCCCGTTAAACTTGCTCCCGTTTTAAAAAAATATTTTGAAGCCTACACGATTGGTTATAATCAATGGCGTGGGGCAGGAAGTATTAAGCCTAATTTGAAATTAACAGCTCTTTGGATTAATTATATGAAAGCAAATGAATTTAATCCTCCTCACGATCATAGCGGAGATTTATCTTTTGTTCTTTATCCATCTGTCCCTCAAGACATTATTGATGAATGTAAAGCTTTTACTGGTACAATGAGAGGACCTGGTGGAATCGCTTGGTTTTATGGAGAAGGTAATCGTCAATGTATCAGCGCCGTTAATCAACTTCCTAAGAGTGGTGATCTATATATATTTCCTGCAACATTAAAACATTGGGTCTTTCCTTTTAGATCAAAAGTGGAAAGAGTTTCTGTTTCTGGAAATGTTTTGTTTGATATAGATTCTAGAATGAATTACGTGGGAGATCCAGCAAGAAACGTTAAACATAAATAATGTGGCGTCAATGAATTATAAACCCTTACCCAAAGAATTACATTTAGGATTTTCAGATATTCATGATATCGGTCTATTCGCTAAAGAGAAGATACCTGTAGGAACCAACTTCGGTATGACACACTTACAATTTGGTAAGACAACGATTCGAACCCCGTTAGGAGGCTTCATTAATCATAGTGAAGAACCTAATTGTGAGAAGGTTAAACTTAACTTTACAACCGAAGATCATCAACCTGTTTATAATTTTAGCAAATTTAATTTAATAACAATCAAACCTATAAAGAAAGGAGAAGAGTTAACGTTAAAGTATACGTTTTACAAAGTATGAACAAAAAATATAATGAAATAGAAGTTCTCGAGAAAACCATTGAATGGTTCGAATCACAACTTCAACCGCATGACTGTGGTTGGATGCACACGACCATTGATGGGCTTAAACACCGAATACAATTTATTAATAATGAACTTAATGAACATTTACCCAATCAGTCTTGGGCGGAAGGATATCGCGAATGGAAAAAGAATCACTGTCCGCACAACTAAAACCTAGCGTCTATATTGCCATGCCGTGTTATGACTCGGTGAAGATCGGCACGATGATCTCTATCATTGATCTTATTCAACAACTAGCAAAGAGCGGTATCGCTGTGGGTATTAAAACAATGAAATCCCCTTTGATCCATCAAGCCCGGAACTATCTTACCTCTTTGTTTATGGTCTCGCCTTACACTCATCTATTGTTTATTGATTCCGATGTAGAGTTCAAACCCGAAGCGGTCATCCGCATGCTGGTCCCTAAAAAAGATATTATCTGTACCCCATACAGAGTTAAGTCGGAGGACACGTCGAAAAACATCTATACCGTTGAATTTGTTGAGCCTATGGTTGTAGAAAATGGTTTGATTGAACTGAAAGCAGGGCCCACGGGCCTCATGCTTATTAAAAAAGAAGTCTTTAAAAAAATTATAAAAAATTTCCCTCATTTAAAAATTAAAAACCCAGTGATGATGAAACCGGGAGAAGATCATGAGTATTATTATAACTTCTTTGATTTTAAATTTGACAAAGGTTATAGTGTGGGAGAAGACGTTTCCTTCTGCCAATTGGCTCGGGAGGCGGGTTTTAAAATTTTCGCGAACACTGAGTCGTGGACCGCGCACCACGGATCATGGTCCTGGGAAGGAAAATTTGGAGAGGCGCTGCATGAAAAAAAATAACAAATACTCCTACCACCGGGGTACGATGACCACGGAACACGGATCACGGCACTATGAAATTAGAGGCGCGCGCCTACCCAGCGTCACTACGATACTTGCAAAAACTAAAGATGATCAATATATAAAGCGCTGGAAACAAAAAGTAGGATATGATGAAGCGGAGAGAATTGCCAACCATTCGAGTCTCAGGGGCAGTGCCATGCATAAGTTCTTGGAGAAATATGTCACACAACAACGGCATGAAGATCTTACCCCGATCGGCCAAGAAGCTAAGCCGATGGCTCAAAAAATTATTGAAGTAGGATTACTTCCTGTTGAACTATACTATGGTTCAGAAGTAACTTTATACTACCCAGGTTTATATGCTGGAGCAACAGACTTAGTCTGTGAACATAACGGCATGGAAACCATTGTCGATTTCAAACAAGCAAACAAACCTAAGCAAAGAGATTGGATTGAAGATTATTTTCTTCAAATTGCAGCCTACGCTATGGCCCACAATCATGTTTATGGCAGCAACATACGCCAAGGTATTATTATGATTTGCACGCCAGATTTATATTTTCAAGAGTATAGATTTCAAGATGCAGATCTACGGAAGTATCAACACCAATTTTTAAAAAGACTGGATCAATATTACAACATTAAGCATGATGAAAAAGAACAGGCAAATGTAGATACAAAAGATTTAATGGAAGAGTTCGAGAAAGAAGCAGGCAGACTAGATAAAGCTAGAAAAGGAGATATGGCTAAGAAGCTATGGTAGAAAGAAATCCCCAGGGAGATTTATTAATGATATTTCCTACCACAATATATGTGCGTAGTTATAAGGAAGATTTTAAAACAGAATTTAAATATATTAGAAATTTAGATTATCAAGATCAACAAGTAACCGGAGCTTTCAGAAGTAAGGACTCCTACTTATTAAAGCACCCATCACTTTCAAAAATAAAAGAATTTATTCTGGAGTCCTTGGATATATATTCAAATACTGTCTTAGGAACCAAACAAAAACTTTCTATTACACAGGCCTGGGTACAACGTAATCCCTATGGAAGTTTTACTCATGAGCATACACACGCTAATAGTTTAGTTAGTGGAGTATTTTATTTTAGAAATGAAGAACATGCTTCAATCACTTTTACTAAAAATGAGCCCAATAGAATCAGAGCACCTATAGATAAACATACCAGACTAAATAGTGATGCATTTCAATTTAAACCTTTATCAGGTGATGTAATTCTCTTCCCTAGTGGTTTGAGACATTCTGTACCTGTGAATGTTAAAAAAGAAAGTAGATACTGTCTCGCTTTTAATGCGTTTTGTTTTAATGAACTAGGAGTAGAAGGTGAATCCACTCATTTAATTTTCGAGGATATTGATGAACAGCGTAGATGATTTTGTAATCACAGCAAATGTAATACCCACGCAGCTTTGCAAATCTCTTATCAGAGAAAGCGAAAAACATGATTGGGCTAAACATAAATGGTCAACTTACGGACAAAAAGAATCAGAATATTCTGGTGCTCAAAAGGAATTAGACACAACTTATTCAACAAAAGAACAATTTAATACTTTAGGTCCAATTATTATGAAAGCTGTTATGGCCTACCAGAACAAAGTTTCCTGGCCAGAAGACCATTGCAGACCATCATGGATTCAAAGATTAACTCAGGTCAGATTTAATAAATATACTAAAGGAACTAAGATGCGTACTCATTACGATCATATTCAAAGTATGTTTGATGGCACAATGAAAGGAATACCAATACTCTCGATTGTAGGATTATTAAATGATAATTATGAAGGTGGAGAGTTTATGATTAGAGGAAAAGAAGTTAAACTAATCAGAGGAGATATATTAATATTTCCTTCCAACTTTATATATCCTCATGAGGTAAAGGATATCACCAAAGGAATTAGATATTCATTTGTTAGTTGGGCATTTTAAGGAGGTAATATGAGAGAACGCATCTATAAAGCATTAATCAGTAGATATACATCTCAAATGGAAGATGCATTATTGAAGATAGATATGCTTGTCGCAGGTGATCGCAACGGTGTCATAGTGGACCATGAAGACATAACCGGCGCTATTGACAAACAGTTGGGAATTGCGGCGAATTGTGACGAGAAGATGTCTAAACTTAGGCGCTTTTATGGCAACAATTAGGCAAACAGAGCTATCCCATAGAATCCAGTGGCAGAAATCTAGATGATTCCATGAGATTCTATAGGAAAAATGATCGTTTTACGCGGGTTTTTTTTCTAGGTTGGCAGGAGTGGCAGAATTTTGGATTTTACTGGCAGACGTAAGTCATTGATATATATAGATAATCTATATATTTTATATAAAAATGCCAGCTTGCCAGACTTTTTTTGCTGATAAATAAAATAGAAAAAAATATATTTTTGCTGTATATGGCAGATTGGAGAACAAGGAAAACACATGGCACGGAAGAAATCTCAAAAAAGGCGCATAAACATTGGAAAAAAGAGATATTATTTTTATCGTATAACCTGGCTCGACATCACTGGGGATGCCAGTCATGCCAGTCCTGAGGAGTTTAACCAGTTTGAATGTGCAAAAATGGTAACTCTTGCTTATATTTATAAAATAACCAAGAAATTTGTTTGGACTTTCGCTAGTTATGATAACAAAGATGAGGCATACTCTGATAGAAATATATTTCCGAGAGGTTGTATAATTAAGATGGAGAAGATTAATGTTTAATCCAGATAACGTTTATTTTATAGGGATGGTTATTTTTTTGTTGGGGTGTCTTTATTTCCTAACTTTAATACCACATTAGATGTCTTTATTTCCTTTTTTTCTATCTTTGGCTCTGGTGATTTTTTTGTTCTGGGCAGTTCTGAACTGGGAGTAACATTTAATAATGGTGCGTAATCGTCTAAAATTTGTTTCATTTTGGCTTCTAGTTGTTCCTCTGTCATGTCTTCTAG